CACTAGACCTATCTACAAAGAGTTCAGGCTTCTGTGTTTTAAACAATGGGAAAATCATTGACTATGGAACTATCGCAAGCAATGAGGATAGTTATATTGACAGAGGACAATATATGGCAGAGTTTGTTAGACTTCTCTGTGAAAAGCATGGTCAATTCGATAAGGTCTTCATTGAGGAATTGAAAGTCATTTCAAACCAAAAGACACTTGTGATGCTAGGTATCGTTCAAGGATTGGTTATTAGAGAGCTACGCAACAGCACTGTGACTCTAGTACCTCCTACCGTTTGGAGAAAGCCTTATGGACTGAATGGTAAAAGAGCAGAGGCTAAGAAGAAGGCTATAGCTCTTTGTGAAGATAAAGGTCTATCTGTTTCAAATGATGATGAGGCAGAAGCAATCCTTTTAGGTTTGTATGGTGTTGACAAAGCTTAGGTATTATGTTATACTTAACTTGTACGCTTTATGGTTGAAGCCATAAGAGGACACCTCCTTACAGTTCCTATGGGGAGTAAATCTCCCTGTAGGTTTGTGTGCGTATGATGAAGAGGCTTAACATATCGTTCTGCAAAAACGACATTTCGTGGGTTCAAATCCCACTACGCACTTTGGTTAATAGG